CCAATCGCGGTGAAGACAGCGGGTCCAGGGGTAGCCATGTCGGACCGCTGGAAGGCGATTCCGAAGGCGTCGATTCCGGCCATGCCGGTACCTCCTACGTGTTGCGGGTCAGCCAGACCCGGTACTGGGCATTGATGTGCCGGACGTCAGGGTCCGGGTCCTTCAGGGCCTGGTGTTGCTCGTGACGGATGGAGACATCCGTGAAGCCAGGGACGGTCAGGGGGACACGGTCCAGGGCGGCGTCCAGGGCGGCGAAGACGTCGTACGCCTCACCCATGCCAGGGGCCTTCGACCAGACATGGAGCACCACCAGGACGTCCAGGCCCTGACGGTCGTGCGCGTCGGAAGGGGTCTCCGTGACGGAGCCGAAGGAGACGTACGGGAAGGGGGCAGGCTCCGGGACTTCGTCGTACACGCCCGCGCGGGACGTGAGGTCAGCAGACGCCGACAGCTTCCCGAAGATGGCCGTCTGGAGCGGACGCAGCGCGGTAGCCATCAGAGCACCCGCCGCTGAATGGCGGCACGCAACTTGCGGGCGATGTTCTCCCGGTTCGTGGTCCACTCGAAGGCCGGGACTAGGTACGGCTGGTCCTCCATGGAGGACGTGCCCTTCTCCACGTACTCCGCGTACTCCAGTTGCTCCGGCTTGTAGACGCCGACGTATGCAGCGTCCTGGAACTTCCGGTCCTCGATCGAGTTGCTCAGTTCGCCGGAGCGGACCGGGGCGCGGTTCTTCGCAGCGTTCCGGGTCTCGTCGGCCCAGTCGGCCAGGACCTCCTCCCGGGCGTCACGGATGCGGGCGGGGAGCGTTCCGATACGGACCAGGGCCCGGCGGAGGCCCACAACTTCAGCAGACATGCGGGCCTCCTATGTGGCGGCCTGGCGTACCTCACAGTTCGCACGGAGGTAGGTGCCAGGCTCGGAAGGTTCGAAGACGGCCAGGACCTCAAAGGTCCGGCCAGGCTGGCGCAGTTCGTCACCACGCCGGACAGGGGCGTCAGGCTCCAGGTAGGCCACGTGCGTCAGTAGGGCGCCCGACTGGTCGGCCACCGTGCGCTCCGTGGCGGTCGGCTGGGAGAACCTGGCCCGGACCGTGGAGGTCTGGGACCAGGCTTCAGTCCAGCCGCCCATGCCATCGGAGGTACGCACGGAGCGCCAGACAGCGGCAGACGCATTGAGGAGGCGGGAGACACGGCTCACCGGAGCCTCACCGTCCCGACGCCACCGCCGAAGCGGGCCGCCAGGCGAGCACGCTGGAAGGAGGTCAGAGACATCGTCCCGGACTCCGTGTCCGCGTACGTCACCTGGTAATCGCCGATGCGCTCCGACTGGACAGCGCGAGACATGGCGCCTTCGCCCGACCGGAAGGAGACCAGCTCCTGACCGACCAGACGGCACACCAGGTCGACGATGTCAGCGGGCACCGTGGGGAGGCCGTGAACGTACGTCACCGTGACCTCCGACGGGTCCGGGCCAGACAGCCAGCCAGCCGCCCCAAACAGGGCGCCTGAAGCCAGCTTCCAGCCCGTGACCGCCTGGCCGTCGACCAGGACCGCAGACACGGACCGGATCGGAGGGCCAGGCAGAAACAGGCGCGGGTCAGGCACCCCTTCCAGGGCGACCGTGGAGGTCGTCTCAGAGATGGGGGAGCCTGCCGCGTCCCGGACCAGGGCCGACGCAACGTCCAGGAAGACGTTCACGGTCGGCGCTTCGTCGGGGGTGATGGTGACGCCCCGGGCCTCCAGGTCTGCCACGGTGGCAAGAGGGGCCAGGGCCATGGGACGTCACCTCCTAGGCGGTCGTCTTCCGCCGGGTAGTCGCACGCTTCGGGGCGGGAGCCTTGACCGGCTCCGGCTTCGCCTCCGGCGCGTACTGGAATTCCCCAGACCCGTCGCCAACCAGGGAGGCGGCGACGTCGTCAGGGATGTACACGGTTCGCCCGCGCGGGCCGATCACGTTCGCCACGATCAGGTCGTGATGTCGGTGAAGGTGACGATGCCGACGCCGTTACGGAGGACCTTTCCGCCGTAGACGTGGAGGCCACGGAGTCGGTCGCTGAACTTGTCCTGGGCGCGCATGGCCTCCGTCTTCTCCACCTGGGAGACGTACGCCAGGGTAGGCGTGTAGAGGCCAACGGCCTGCGGAGAGGCCACGGTCGGGAGGTTCTCCGAAGTGACGATGGTGAAGTTCAGGTACCGGCCCAGGGTGGCGTTCCGGAGGGTCTCCGACGCGCCCGACTGGTCCACGTTCATGAGCTTCGCGTCCGCGTCCAGGAGGAGCGCTTCGAACTCAGCGTTGACGATGAGAACGCGCTGGGTCTGCGGCACCTTCGCCTTGTTCATCGCCTTGCGCATGTCGCGGATGACGTTCAGCGCGGTCGCCGGGGTCAGGTTCGCGGACGGGAGCGCAGTGCCCGCGCCAGCGACGGCGAGCGAGAGAAGGAACTTGTCGGTGTCCTCCGCCAGGCCCTCACCGGCCGACCGGGTGAAGACGTCCATCGAGCCAGCCGCCTGGGCGCGGTCGATGTCGTCCACGTAGAAGTCGAAGGACTTCTCCTTGTCGATCAGGAGATCCTCGGACGTGGTCGCCACGGTGTCCGGGGCGGTCGTACGGTTCGCGGCCTTGTAGTCCTTCACGGCCACGGCGGACGCGGTGTTGATCTTCACGACGTTGCCGGAAGTCGCGTTGCCTTCGTACTCACGGTTGGCGAGCGAGACCGCGATGGACTGCTCACGGAAGTCGGTCAGGAGCTGGGCGTTCCAGACCTCGGGAATGAACGACGTGATCGCCATGGTGGCGTCCTTTCAGGAGGGGTGCCGGGGAACCGGCGGGGGAGGGGGAAGGGTCGGCGTCAGCCGCCCAGGACCGTCTTCAGTCGGCCTTCGCGCTTCGCCTTGACGATCGCTTCGGGGGACATGGACTTCAGGTCCTGTCGGGTCAACTGAGAGGGGCCCGACGCCTTGCGCGCGGCTCCACCGTCTCCGGTGCCCTGGAAGCGCGGCCTGGACGTTGCGCCCAGGTACGGCTTCCGAGTGAGAAGGTCTTCGATCGCGTCGGCCAGCTCCTCCGCGTCCACGTCCCCGTTCGCGTCCACCTCGAAGGCAGCGGGGTCCAGGTACGCCAGGGCGTCCGACGGGTCGGCCAACTTGCCAGCGGCAGCGGCCTTGATCTCCGATCGAAGGATGCGAGCGTTCGCCTTCGCGTTCGCGTCGCGGGTGGCCTGCCGCTTGATCTCTGCGGCGTCGGCCTGGTCGTTGTCGCCGGTCGGCTTCGGGGCCTTCAGGCCCTCCAGCTCCTCTTCCAGCTTCCGGCGTGAGTCCCGCTCCGACTTCCAGCGGGCCTTCATGGCGTCCAGGGCCTTCTTACCGGCGTCACCCAGGGCGTCCGTGCCAGCGTCCGTACCCGTGCCATCGCCAGCGTCGTCAGCGTCGGTACCGGCCGCTGCGTCGCTCGGGTCGACAGTCGGGGCGCCAGTGTCGGCGTCCTTCGGGTCAGTGCTGGGGTCAGTGTTCGGGGCGTCAGGCATCGTCAACTCCATTGCGGGGTCGGGGGGTTCGCCATTGCGGCGGGGTCAGATCAGGTAGCCGTTCCGCTTCAGCAGATAGACGGCCTTCTCACGGTCATCGCCAGCGATGCGCATCACCTCTTCAGGCATCAGACGGATGGCACCGTTGCGGCGCCGCTTGCGGGAGAAGCCCCGCTTCGTCTGGCCCTCCGTGGTCGCCTTCACCGTCTTGCGGTAGCGCGTAGCCGTGGTCATGCCGCGTCGAGCGTTCACGACCTGGGCAATGTCGGAACCGGCTTCGATCGCCTCCACGGCCTTCTCCCCGAAAGCCTTGCGCTTCTGGGCGTCGGTCATGGCGTCGAAGACGTCCTTCGGAGACGTCGGCGTCGGCTTGTAGTTCTTCGTGACCGGCTCCATGCCGCAGTCGCAGCGGGGATGCCGTTGGAAGGCTTCGGAAATGCCGTACTCCTGGCCCGCGAGGATCAGGCACCGCGCGCACGCGGGCAGCTCCACCACGCGCACGTACGACGTGATGCCAGGCCGGGCGGCCATCGCCACCAGGTCAGCGGCACGGCCAGCGTCGGCAACCATCGTCCGGGACAGGAGGTCCAGGAGGGCAGCACCTGACGCGATGGCAGTCACCATGTTCGCGCCCTTCGCCAGCGCGGAGAGGGCGTTCCAGACAGGGCCCATCAGAAGGTCCGTGAGGTCACGGCCGTCAGACGCGATACCCACCAGGGACTCCGGGACCAGACTGCCCAGGGTCTCCATGTCCTCCAGGAGGGCGGACAGGTACGGGTCAGCCTGCCTTGCGGCGGCCAGTTGCCCGGCAGACACCAGGGCCGCCACGCGATGCACGCGACGGTTCCAGTCCGCTGCCAGGTTGTGGACGTCGACTTGCCGCCACTCCCGAACGGCCAGGCGGGCCGTAGAAGCCGCCAGCTTCTCCCGTTGGACCTGGTGGGCCTGGGGGAGCTGGGAGCGCTTCACGCGGGCGCCTGCGGCCGTCTTGGGCGTGTCAGGCGTACGCGTCAGGGTCGTCCCCTGGGCGGGCGCCACACGGGCCGTGGAGGGCCTGTCCGGCTCCACCGGCGACGGAGTACGAAGCGGCGGAGTTACCCGGCGGGGCTCTTCAGGCTTCTTCTTGCCGCGAGGCGGAGTCTTCGGGTACGGCCTGCCCTGGTCGGCCAGGATCTTCCGAAGGTGCTCTTCGCCCTCCGGCGTGATCGTGAACGTCTGGCCGCCGAACGCCTCCACGTTGCGCATGGTCATCATCGACCTGGCGCCACGCCCGACGT